GAAGATTAATGCAAATATAATAAAAAACTAATAGACTAAAAACAAAGGAGAGAAAATGGGGAAAATGAAAGAGTTTATATCAGACTTTCTTGATGTAGCTAATAATGACTTAAAGGGTAAGTATAAAGACAAAGAGTGGGGTTGGGACAATCTTCCTCATTTTGAGAAAATGTTAGAAGTTATAAAAGAAGGAGAAGAGAATGGCAAAACAAAAAACGTCTAGAATAAAAAGGGCGGAAAATAACATCGAAACTATTGCGAGTGAGGTTCAAAAAATGGGTCACTATCTCAATTTAACAATGAATACATTGAATGAGTATATAGACTTTAAAAAGGACTTGAGCAAGTTTGAGAAACATATAAAAGAGACAACAGAAAAAAATGAAAAAAAAGTTGACAAAAAGGAGGAATAGTGATAAATTATCGGACTAAGTTACAAGGGGGTTTGCAATGAAAATAAACACAACATTAAGAATAGAAAGTGATGCTATTCAATATTACAAAGACAAATATAGGACAAATCATGCGGGATGTGTACTTGCGGTAGAAAGTTTTCCCTATCTAAGAGAAGAGTCATTAAAGCTATTAGAGGGTAAATTTACAGAAGAAGAGCTTGATTATCTTAAAAAAGCTAGTCCAAGCAAGATATCTTCTAAAGATATGGCATCTAGGAGACATTGGGAAGCAGAAATAGGGGATTATTATGAAAGTGGAAATGATGAATCTGTTCATTTTGCTACACTTATTGCTAAAATAAGAGAATTATCTCCACTTGAAAGATTTACTTTAAGAGAATTGGTTATATCTTAATCGTTAATTATAAAATTGAGAGAGTTTCAGGGGCAATAAAAACCTAACGGACCCTACGAGAAGTCAAGGATATCCAGAAGCAACGCTCTTCAACTCAAGCAATGGTTCTCTCTCATAATTATTAGGGGATATTGACAGACGAGTAAGCGTAGAGCGATAACACTATATGTGTAGGTCGTATGCACTAACGAGAGTCAAACCCCTAAACATTAGGTAAATGTGATGTTTACCTTGTCGAAAAGAGAACGGGAGTCTTCGGGCTCCCAGACTCTAAACTAAGGAGAGAAAATGAAATACTATAAACACGTAACACTAAGAAGTACATCTGGAAATAAAATTAATCTACCTAAAGAGGCTTGGGCTAAACTAGGTTGGAAGTTAAATGACAAGCTTAGAATATCATTTGGATTTGATGGGCCTTATGATGGTGCAAACCCAGTAACTTTGTATATTGAAAAGGCAGATGATGAGTAAATAAATGAGTTCTCTGATAATATTCAGCATAATGATTGAAGCATATGCTTATATGACATTGTCTTCACTAGTAGATGAAGTTTGGAATTGTGCGAATCCCAGACCATATCCTAAAAAGAAGTATGAGGTGTGTCAATGGACCGAGTTAGACTTAGTAGAACATAAAGGTCATTGGTTTTTAAGACCTAGAGTTGATAATGATACGGCTATTAAAAAAAAGATAAGAAAGATATACTGGAAGAAACGTGGCTACGATGTCACAAAAATAAGGTTAAGATAATATGAATGAAAAAATGATTGAAGCATTGGAAGATAATTTTAGTTTGCATGATGCTGATAAAATTTATGAGTTATTAGATGAGTTTTATCATTTCGACACAGAGCAAGGTAAGATTCCATTTTTCCATTGGCTAGAAAAGAGGTTTAAGTGAATTGTTGGCATTGTAATAGTGAGGTGATATGGGGCAGTGACCACGATTATGAAGATTATGGTATGGAAGGTGAAGGTATTGTTAGTAATTTAAGTTGCAGTAAATGTAATGCTTTTTATTTATGTTATTTAGGAGAAGTAAATGAAGAAAATGAAAAAAAAGAAAGTAACCCTAGCTAAGTTTTCTGACGAAAGAAGACAAAATGCGATAAGAACTTCTAAAAAAAATCGTAAAAAAAAGAAAGATAGTCTTACTACACATCAACGAAACTTAAAGAAAATAAAAGAAGTAGCTAATGGATGTTGGTGGATTGAGGTTTATTTGCACGATAGATGTATGGTTTATAAAGAAAAATAAAGGAGAAATAATGAAAAATGCCACACTACCAAGCTCTATAAGGGCTATAATGAAAGAATTATCAAAAGCAGTATCTGGAATTGGAACAAAGCCTAAGCGTAAAAAAAGAAAGGGTAAAAATGATAAGAAATAAATCATTTATAAATGAAATGGTTAGGCTTTATGATGGGCTATTAGAAGCTGGCAAAAAAAATATTGGTAATCCTATAACTATGGGATTTGGAACATGGACCCCAAGCGAAAAGGGTCTTGCTACAATAAAAGCTAGAAGAGATAAAATATATTATGGTAGATAACATATCTGAAAATATAAAGGTTTCGGGTGGCAAACAATCTAGAAGCTGTGATGCTTGTAGAAAGTATAAGATAAGTCATCAATTTTATATATGGAATAGTATGTTGACAGATAAGTTTCTAGGATTAGTATGTAGCCTTTGTGCCTACAAAGAGGGATTTGGTGGTAACTATAAACGTAATAAAAAATACATAGAATGGAAGGAGGATAAATAATGAATGAACAAAAAGATATGTCTGGAGTTCTTTTTAAGAATGACAAAGGAGATAATGAGAAAAGACCAGATTATACTGGTAAAGCTCGTATCAATGGGACAGACTTTTATATTTCAGCTTGGATAAATGAATCTAAAAAAGGAACTAAATATTTTGGATTATCGTTTAATCTACCTCAAGATAAAAGCTCTAGTTCAAAAGAAGCTACAGACGATATACCATTTTAAGTTGTAATTGGGGAGTATGGGTGAAAGCTATTATAGGCAAGTAGCCCATTTAAATAAAGGAGAAGTTATGGCCGATAAAAAAGGTAATGCTTTTGCGACTCTAAATAAAATTAATGTCCAAAAGTATGTAGAGAAGAAAGGGAACTTCAATTATCTTAGTTGGAGTTATGCAGTTCAAGAGTTGTTAAAGGTGTGTCCTAATGCAACTTGGGAAGTGCATATATTTAAAGATAAAGATGGAGTTGACCAACCATTTATGAGAAATGAGACTGGTACATATGTTCAAGTTTCTGTAAATGTAGATGACATCATAAGAACTCAAGTACATCCAGTCCTTGATAATAGAAATCAGAGCATATTAAAGCCGAATGCTTTTCAAGTAAACACATCAATACAACGATGTCTTGCTAAAGCTATTGCCCTCCATGGACTAGGTCTTTATATCTATGCGGGTGAGGATTTACCAGAAGTTATGATGGAACTTAAACAAAAGAAATCTATCCTTTCTATGCTAGAGTCTAAAGAATGTAATTTGACTCCAGATGAAAAAGATGCAACTCTTGATTATGTTGAGAAAGATATAACATATCAAGATGCAGAAAATCTAATAAAAAGGTTAAAGTCTAAAATGGGCGGGCCTAAAAAGTTAGGAGATGTGATAGATGAAGTCAAAGGGTAGTTCAGAGCCTAATTACTTTGCAATATTACCCGCAGAGGTAAGATATGATAGAAGATTATCATCTTCTCAAAAACTGCTATATGCAGAAATAACTTCATTATCAAACCAAAGCGGGTATTGTTGGGCATCTAATAAGTATTTTGCAGAACTCTATGGAGTTGGTAAGAATACTATTTCAACATGGATGTCAGGATTATGCAAATGTGGTTATGTTGAAGTAGATGTTAATAGGTCTAAAGGAAATCTGAGAAAGGTATACTTGAAAAACAATATACCTATAACGAAAAATCGTGATACCTATAATGAAAAATCGTTACATAATAATAAAAAGAATAATAAAACTAATAATAAATATAATAATACTATAGAATATATTCATAAAAAATGGAACGATATTTTTGAGGACACTACAGTCCCTAAAGTGATGAACATAAAGGGCTCTAGATTGTCTGGGTTAATAGCAAGAATAAAAGAACATACAGATGAATCGTTTTGGGATGATTACTTTAGTAAAATACATGAGTCTGATTTTCTTTCTGGAAGAAGTGATGAATGGACCGCTACATTTGACTGGGTAATACAACCTAGAAATATGATAAAGATACTTGAAGGCAACTATAGTAACACTAAAAACCAGACGGACTGGTTAAATAAACTTAAAAAATACGGGTAAATTATGACTAAAATAGAACTTGTAAGCGAATTGTTTTTGGATTTCAATAGAGACCCCTATAAAAACAAACCACTAGTAGAACACTATGTTAAGAGATTGCAGGATTGCGATATAACGCTCTTAAATAGGTCAATTACAGAGCTTTCTAATGAAAAGGATACTCTACCTAGGTGTAAAGAAATATTAGCTAAATATAGTAGTTTTGAATACAAAGAAGATAGGTATGAAAATTCTGAATACTGTGACTCTTGTGGTAACACTGGTGTCGTTATGGGTGTTTTTTGTGGGAAAGATATGATTTATTCATTAAATTATATACCAGAAGGTGAATATTACTACACATCTGTAATAGGTAGGTGTAGTTGTGAAGCTAGAAAAAATTGGAGTCCTAACTGGACAATAACAGAGCCAAGTAAAATGCTTCGATTATATTCAAAACAAAATGAAATGGATTGTTCATCTGGGGCTAATTTCTTAGTCATAGAATTGAACCAAAGGAAACATAAATGCAAAGAAAAGGTAGAAAACAATACCTCGCAATTGACCCAGGAGTCAAAGGAGGGATTGCCCTTTTAGATAAAAATATCTTAAGTGCATACAAATGTCCACCCACCGTCAAAGGAATGTCTGACCTCCTTTATGAAATAACTTCTGAGAATACGATTGGAATACTTGAGAAAGTTCATAGCTTTCCGAATCAAGGAGTTGCTTCTACCTTTAAATTTGGAAATAATTTTGGTCAATGGCAGGGGATATTAACCTCGATGTGCATTCCATATATTGAAGTATCTCCACAGAAGTGGATGAAAATGTTTCAACCTCTGCCTAAAGTAAAGGGAGATAGGAAAAGAAGATTAAAAGAAATAGCTATAGAATATCACCCAGAAACAAAAGTGACGCTGGACACAGCAGATGCTATCGTTATGGCGTATTATTTAAAAGAAACAAATGAAAACTTGAATAGTATAAGTTAATGGAAAGGTTTAAAATGTCTAAAAATATAAATACTATAACCATGTTAAAATATAATAAGAGGTATCCAAAGTATATCAATGTGCCTTTTAATTATTGGGATTACTGTCCATTTGCTTATAAACAAATAAACGGAGAAACATATGTCACAAGAGTATATATTTCAGCTGGAAACAGAAAAAAATATGTTAGCTGATTCTATCTCGAAAACAAATAAAAAGCTAATTGTTGCGATGGAAGCTTTAGAGGCTATTGAAGAGTCTGGTAGAGCAGATATTGCAAAGAAAGCTATTGAAGAGATAAAAAATATAGACTTCCTTTATCATGATAGATAATTAAAGCATAGGGATATCTAATTTTTCAATCAGCAAGTCCCCTAACCCTAACTGAAACAGAGCGTTAGCCAAAACACATATCTCTAATTCACTCAAACCTAAATCAACACTAGACTCTATAGCATGAATAATTTCGTGTATTAAAGACTCTTTTTTCTTACTAGATGTGGAATTTAATTCTATTTCTATGACTTGTTTTCCAGGATGGATTCTGCCCCATGCATGACGGTCACCACTAGAATCAGTTAAATTTTCTACAAACCTAACCTCGTAGTAATGACCGCATATTTTGATGTGATTTTGCAAAAAATATTAAAGTTTTTCTAGCATTACTTCCTTAACTACATCTTCAATAGAATCGTAGATAGCATTTAATATCTTTTCTTCTGTCTTTTCAGATATAATCGGAATATCTACATGCTCATTTAATTTAGAAACGATTTTACCTTGAAGCTCATCATCAAATATCTTATTAATAATGTCTTCTTTATGTTCACTAATCATGTCTTTTAGAAAGCTCATTTTACTTCTCTCCTATATTGGTTTTAATACAATGTTCTAATGTATTTTCTATTTTATCTAATCTTTCTCTCACCGAGCCCATTTGTTGGTCTAAATCGTTTTCTTCAAACACATATTTCATAATAGCTTTTAAAACTTTAGGAGTTAATATTTTAAATATTGGAAGCATTTACCAGCCCTTATCGTTATTCTTTTTAACAAATTTCTCTTTTAGTCCATTTCCGCTTAAACTAGCCATAATTTCAATAATTGCTCCAATCTTAGACTTTATCTCAGCTTGATTTATTTGCATACCTTTTTGAGCATCTATGAGTTTTATAATTATACTTTCTAACCTTTCAAAGGACTCTCTAAGCTCAGTTTGTAATTCATTTTGAATCCAAGCATTTTGAGCCTTAACATACCAGCCCAATGCCACTACCATCATAACAGGCAGGCCAAATCGCTCTAATAAATCAAATAATTCCATTTTATCCTTTTATTAATTCACCCCACAAAGAGGTTCTTCCGTCTATTATCTGAATGATATGGACTGTAAAATGTCCACCTTCATAAAAATCTACTATCGCAAAGGCATGAGCCCAGTTAATGTTTCTATTTTCTAACCAGCCATTCGCACTGGGACTCATATCCTTTAAACATCCAATACTCCATGCAGACTTAGGGCCATCCATATGAGTAGCACTCATCTGCTGTAAGTCATGCCAATGTCCATACATTATATTGCAACCCATTTTTCTTAAATGGTTAGCAGTATGATATTGGCCACCAAATTGATGACCATGATAGAAGTATAACTTTCCTATCTTAAGATGCTTACCAAAAGGATAGTAAGTGTATCCTCTATCGCTAAGATGCACTGCATTGGCAAATTTATACTGCGGAATATAAGGGTATTTTTCGACAGCCATATTACACCAATTGTCGTGATTCCCCTCAGTAATGTACTTTTCTTTACAGTTAGCCTTATCCAGCGACTCATCTATCCAATCCATTCCATCATTAACTTCCGCAACATCATGCTCCATATCTGGGACCATAAATTCCAAAGGAGGAGCTTTCTTTCTTTTATATTTCCAGGCACTAAAAGCAGACCACTCGCCTACGTCTCCCAAATCTATATAAATATCGGGTTTTACTATTTCTATTGTCTGCTTAAGAACGCTAATAGCGTCTGGGTCATGCAAGGGGAAATGTTTATCTGGCGTAACTATCGCACGTTTAACAACCCCTATATCTTTTTTACGTCTACCGATATTCTTTCCAAATTTTAGTCACTAAATAACACAAAGTAACAAGTCCTATGCTAATTTTAATAATCTCAGGAACAGATTCCATAAACTGAACCATAAAACCAACACCACCTACACTAGCAATTTTTAAAGTATCTATCATTTTAATCCTTTTTAGTTTTCGATTAGAAGGGTCTCTAGTCGCTTAAAACCCTCATCTATCTTAGATTCTATTTTTGCGACACTTACTTCTAACTCCTGTATAGCCTCTATGTTCTTATTTATTTTTATAGAGTGGGTATTGGTATCATTTTCAAAAGAGTCTACTTTGTTTGACATAATGCCTTGAGTGTATATGCATGTAGCCAGTATTGTTAATATTGTAATAACAGTACCTAAAGATATTTTCTTATCAATCATTCTAATCCTTTAATTATATCACTTAATCTTTTAGCTCTGTTTGGAGTCTGTTTACTCCACCTTGAATCAAGCATTTCAATAGCAGCTAAGCCATAATCACCCTCTTTTAATGCTTGCAAAAATCTTTTAAATTTAGAAACTCCCGAAACACCCATTTGATAAGCCATTTCATAGACTACCTCCCTTGCCTCTTCAGGCAAATCCTCTATAAATTCAAATCTATCATTAACTCTTTTCACTAAAACTTCTAATTTTCTTTCTAGTATTATATCACATATATCTTCTTCTAAAGCAAGGTCTTTAATTGCAAATCCATAACCAATAGTATCAATATCAAGAGTATCTTTATAAACTCTGGCCCTATAACCTTCAGACAATTTAATAGCATCTTTAAATTTATTTGAAATATCACTAGACATTATTTCTCCTTTTTATCCTTTTTTTTACTAGAGCATTTACCTTTACACTCTTCCTCCAATTGACTTACAACCTCTATAGCTCCTAATAATCTTGACCTTAATTGATTTAAACGAGAAAGCTCACTTTCAACTTTTTGCAAGTCTGCCCCAAGCTCCTTTATCTTATCTGAAAATAAATCATTTTCCATTCCCTTTTATTCTCCTGTGAATGTTGAACTATTAACTATCACTATTCCAATCTGATTTAGCAAGTTCAGTTAAAATCTCGCTATGGTTATATGTTGTTAATCCATTAAAACAAGATGGAGTATCGCCATCCCATTTTAATATTGCTTTAGAACCATCTAAAGTCTTTTTTAATGTATTCATACTTGTTTGTATAGCATTTTCAATCATCTCATCTGTTATATCAGATACATTAATTATTATCCATTTTCTATTCTCAAACATTATGGTGTTTCTCCTACAAAATCAGATGCATCCATATTAACCACCTCACCTGCATTTCCTCCGACTTCTTGTACTGTAACAGAATCAGCTACTGTAAAATTTGTTGCAGCCGCAGTAGGACTTCTAAACCCTAAATACATCGTTGAAGCTGATGCTTGGAATACAAATTCAGTTCCACCAGTAGTTATAGATTGAGAATAAGCATCTGTGCCTGATAAACCAGTATTTGTTGATACTTCTACTTTTGGAGTAGCTCCTGAATTAATAGTAGCATTATAAAAAACTTTATAAATTTTACCTGCAGTGCAACTTATAGCTGATTGATTATTTTCATTAGAACTTGGAGTAGTATTTGCTGCAGTAAAGCCAGTTCCATCTACTGAATGAGAATCAAAATCTGCATTAGTAAAGGAAGAATGTAATTGAGCTCCTAATGTTGGAGATGCTTCATCATTAATTAAACCATTTGATGTGAAGTATTTATCATATCTACCATCACCCATTCTCCACCATTGAGTTAGATTTCCTGCTTTAGACCAATTCTTATGGTCAAAAGGTTCTCTACCATTATATATTTGTTTTGCTTGGCTTGATGATAATGCAATATTATAAACTGCTATCTCTGATATATTCCCGTCAAACTCATTAACTGTTCCATTAGTTCCTTGTCCTGCAATAGTATTAATAGTTAGATTATTATCACCAACATTATTTGCAACAGAACAAACAATTCCGTTTTGATACATTGTAACAGTACCTGAACTTACTATTACTGCATAATGATGCCAATTTGTATCAGTTACTATTAAAGTACCAGTTGCATTATCACCACCTGTATCTGACTCTATTTGCAATTTATCATTAGATTCGAATCGAATATGCCTACTTCCATTAGTTGCAGTACTTCCTAAAACAGTATGTATTACACCAGTTGCATTCCTCTTGCACCAAAACACAAAAGAAAAATCAGCATCATGAACACTATACTCTATTTCAGGTATTCTAATATTATCATCAGTACCATCAAATGCTAATGAATATTCATCTCTGAATGAATCCCCGCCTAATATTGTCATTGCTCTTGTAGGAAACATTAGTCTTTTATAATTCCTAGTCTAATATCAATAGCATCTGCTGCCCTAGCAGTGCCAGCTTCTCTTATAACCCCACCAACATATACACTTGTAGATGATGATGATATCGCAGACAAAACTAATCCAATATTATTTTTAGTAGCAACTTGCCCATTTATCATATCTACATAGTTTGTAATAGAGACAATCCCCAATATCCCATCAAGTACCGCATCCGCACCACTCACAGCTGAATCTAAAGACCCTAAAACAGTAGAGTCTTGCGTAAACACTAAATCAAGCTGTACTCCTGCATCAACAGATGTATCTGTTTGGTCAATTAAGCAAATGGATTGTAATATAGACCTTCCTCCGTTCTGTGATGCCGCATAAGGTATCTCTGTTGGATTAAAGAAAACATCGTTTGCATCTATAGTTGACGTTTCAATTGTAGGTGTTATTGTGATTAAATCTACGTCCATTCTGCCTAATCTTTCTACGACAGTTGAACCTCTTATTAGGGTTTTTGCCATTATATTCCTCTCTTTTTGTTATTGTGCCTTACCGCCCAGAGTGGTTGACATGGGCACATATATTATAAAATTTCTAGCGTAATTTAAGACATCTGTATAGATTATCCTAATTGGATTTTTTCCCGCTACCCATTCCAATATATCTTGTAACTCTGTCTAAATTTATTATATCTTTTTGATATTTTGTGAAATAACCATTCTTGATTGCATCACTTGCCCATGCATCCTCAATAGTATCCCAATCATCAAAATCTTTAAAAGCTTCATTCCATATATCTAAAACTTTCTGAAAGTTTTTTCCTTCTCTTGAAACAGCTCCAGTCTTTGTTCTTGCTTGAATACTTCTGTAAAGAGAGTCACTCACTTTATTTAATTTAGCAAGTTTATATGCTGTATAATCTATAAGAAACTTATCTTTCTCGCTCATATCATCTGGATTTTTCCAATTTCCAGATTCATCCATTGCAACACCTATAAATTCATTAAATAACTTTTTAGAAGCCCTACTAACAGTATTTGTCAATACTTCCATTGGCTTAAATCCATTTCTCTCTAAGGCATCAAATACTTCAGGAACAAATTTCTCTAGTTCTGGTTCAAAATTTTTAAATTTCTTTCCAAATATAGGCTCTAGTTTATCAGAACCATACTTATTTATAGCTCTTTGATATATACTTGGGTCAATATATGATTCTATAACCTTATCCATTAGTTCTCTTCCCTCGTATCTTGTCATTCCTTTATGAACTGGGAGAGCCCATGCAAAACTATTTCCTTTTAACGAAAAGGGAACAAACCTTTCTGAAAATCCACTAGCCCATCCACTAGGACCTTCACCTCTCCATTCTGAGGGAAAATCTGATGTACTATAGCCTGTCACAAGTTCATACACATATCCTACCATCGGGGAAGACTTTCTTTTAAATGTATTAATGGGACCTGCAAACCCATCAAAATATCCTGCTATTTCTTTATACTGCTTACCGAAGCTAGTATAATATCTTTGGTCTGTAGTCCACTCTTTCCCACTCGATTCAGCCAATGCTCTATATAATGGAGTTATATCAGCAGACCATTGCTCTCCAGTTTCATTCTCCCACATATATGGCTTATCCCCTTTTTCTTCATCTCCATATTTCTCATATATAGCAAGTTGTAGTAACTGTTGTGCTCCAAGAACAGAAAATATGATATTCTTCCAATAATTACTATAAAATTTACCTTTCATATTTCTAAATTTAGGGTCTTTAAATCTTGGGTCTCTTCCAATAAGTCCAAGTCCATCTGCAACAGGTTTATATGCCATTGAAGCTGATGAAGTTGTCCAATCAGGAGCAAGTAATATTCTTGTTAACCATTTTTGAACTTTAGGATTACCAAGTATTAATCTTGATTCCCATTCTTGACCACCAAAAGCATCATTAATAAGACTTGCAGTAAGTTCTTTTACCTCTGTAGAAGATAACTCTGGATATAAATCTAAAGATTTATTTACGACATCATTATAAGCAAATGCTTTTAGTCCTGAATGATAATGATTCCATAATCCTTTTTGAAATGCTATTATAGGATAATAAGCTGCTTGTATAGAATTTTTCCAAATAGGGCTATCAAACCAATCTTTAAACCCATCTCTTTGATTTATCCATGTACCAGTATGATTATCTAAGTTAGGATGCTCAATTTGCAATCCATGCATTATCATATCTTCATAAAAAGCCTCATCTTTTATAAGCTCTAGTCCTACTCTGTATGGAGCTCTAAATAATTCAGTTTTGTTTGTTGTTGGATTCTTTTCACCAAACAAGAATATCCCTCTAATTGGATTTTTCCCAGCAAGAACAGCTTGCGAGCTTTCAGTAAGAGCTATATGATGGAAAAAAGACACTGATAATTGGAATGTCTTTTGTACAGCATTTACTTTATCATAAGCTTTCCCTATATTAATTAATCCTTCTGGACTCATATCATATTGATACTTCTTTAACATTTTTAATACAGGTAGAACATCTGGATGAACTCTAACCCCAAAACTTGTTGGCTGCACAAATCCATTTTCATCTTTTTTCCCAAAGATTCTATTTGCTAAAGGATGGTCAAATCTTACATAATTAGAAGGAGCTTTTTTATTGTCTGGAACAATCATTGGATTACCATCTATATCTGTAACCTTAGATAATTTATCTAAAAACAATTTATTAGTAGCCATGCTCCAGTTAGTATTAATATATTTATTATATAATACAACAGGGTCTTGGCTTATAGGAACTAATCCAGCATCTTTAGCATCTTGTAATGTAGGTAATTTTCTTTTCTTTGCATTGGGACTATTCTTAATAATATCAATAGCGGGTCCAAAATCTTTTCCTTTGCCTGTAGTAACATAAAAGTGAGGTAAGTAATTTTCTAAAAATTGTATATATTCACCTTCAGCTCCTGTAGCTTCAGCTAAAAGTTCATTAATATCATTTCTAGTTTTTTCTATTGCAATTTTATATTCCTTCTTTGCTTTTTCTTTAGCTGGAGTCATCCTACTTTTTACATCAACAATAGTATCCCCTTCAATCATTATATTGCCTATGCCTTCAATAGAAGCTCCTATATCAAATCTATCTAATTCATTAGGAACGGTCTTGGTCCACTCTGAGGCTACCATATTAGCCTTGCTGATTTCAAGTTTTCTTTTTCTAATTTTCTCTAAAAAGATTCTATGAGCTTTATCTTGTAGCATGTAAGTATCATTTAAGAAATCCAATTCATGCTTAGGGATTGATGTCCCCCCTTTAGATATTATATAATCTATTTGTTCTAAATCTGCGTCAGTAAAAGGTTTTTTCTTTCCAGCTTTATACTTATTCTCAAGCAATTTAAATAAATGTATAATTGGAGGAGGAATCATAGAGCTATATAATTGTCCGTATACTTCATGAGATACAGATAAGCCTTCATCTTCTAATTGTTTCTTTAGTTTTTTAGCAATTTTCAATCTTTTATCTAAATTGGATATATCACGCTTAGTTCTACCAAATGGATTCTTTTTAGCAAATACTATCTGTTTTTGAGTATCAGATATAGTTTTATTTAATCTAAGAATAGTATCTTTTTTTACTTCTATTTGATACACTTTTTCATCTCTTAATATTTTAGCTTTTTCATTTTTATATAATTTTAAATCTGAATTTTCTTTAGATGTTCTATTCTTCTTCCCCTCAAGTGCAGTTATTTTACTATCTACAATATTCAATTTCCCTTTAAATGAACGAGCTGATTCAGCTATATCCTTCTCTGCAGAAAGTATTTCGTCTTTATCTTTTTTAATCTTCCCTCTAATATTACTTTGAACTCTCCGAATCTGCCCTAATTTTATTCGCTCTTCTGCGGTAATAGTCTTATTAAATTCTTTCTTATTTAAATCTGATACCATTTTATCAAGCTCAAGAAGCTTATCAGGTAATGTTTCAGCTTTAACTTCTCCAGTTTTCTTTTCAGGGGGTTTAGGTTTAGTCTTTTTAGGTTTGACTATAGTAGGTTTAGAGACTGGGGGTTTTTCAGGATAAATAACACTTCCAAATTTAGCATTATCAAATCCCTCTATGCCTCTCATATCTATACCATCATAACCTAGTCTTCTCATAAGTCTTGTTGAAGCTGTTTCTGTATTGAGCCCTCCGAAACCATCATTAGCCTCTATCTCTGCTCTAACCTCTTGGATGACCTCATCTACGATTTTTGGTGAGGCTTTTAATCCTGTCCAATACTCTAGACGCTTTGATATTCCAGTTGGATTATCTCTCCAACTGATGGAGTTTGGATTGTTTTTAGCATCATAATCTCCTAGTCTATAGGATGCCTCATTTATATATCTCAAAATCCAATGAAGTTCGTTTGCCATTCCGAAATTACCGCCTGCAGGTATAATTTCTGTTAAAGGACTTCCATCTTTCTTCTTACCAACAACTCTTGTCATGTCAAAGGGTCTAAATAAATTCTTACCCTCTAAATTTATTACTGTTATTGGTCTGTCTCCACCCTCACGACTTTTTGCGTGTTTTTTAGCATCTTTCTTGCTTCCAAAAAAATATGTTCCAGAACCGAAATGTCCAGTTTCTCTACCAAACATCATATTTATATTATCTTTTTTAGATACTCCTTTGCCTGATTGATATCCTACATTAACTTTAGGTTCTACTTTAGGTTTGGCTGTAGCAGGGACCTCTTTCTTGGCTTCAGATAGTTTTTTTCGATATTCAGAAAAGCTGCCTATATCTAGTCTGTCTAAAAGATTGCTTAATTCTGTTTTAGCATCCTTTTTATTTCCTTTTACTTTACCATCTATAATACTTAAAAACTTTTCACCTTCTAATAGGTTGCTAAATTCTGTTGCCTCTATAGGAGCTTTAGGAGTTATTTTAGAAGGTTTAGAGACTGGGGGTTTTTCAGGATAAATAACACTTCCATAAGAAGCATTATCTAACCCCTTTATTCCTCTAACATCAATACCATCATATCCTGCTTTTCTCATAACTCTAGTTGAAGCTGATTCTATATTAATATTAGGGTCAGAAGTTATTTTTTTCCTTTCATTAAAATTATATTTTTCATTAAATGCTTTTATATCTTTTTTAGTTTCTAAAATAATTCGCTGCACATCTTTTTTAGTAACCTTTACTCCTATATCATTTAACTGTGTAACTATTTTATCTATTGTCAAACCAGGAGTACGACCTCCCTGAGCTCTGCTATTTATAGCTTTAAGTACATCGTGAAGTTCTATACCAGCTTCTCTTTGTGATATTTTCATTGGGGTAGGAGGGTCACCTTTTTTCTCTCCTGGTATTTTTGCCGTACTAGATGTATACTCTTCTGGTCTAAATAGATTTTTCCCAGTTACATCAATTTCTGTTACTTGTCTATCTTTTTTATAGGATTTTGCAGCATCTTTCCCTCCAAAAAAATATTCACCAGTACCAAAATGACCAGTTCCATGACCTCCATATCCAATACTTTCTGAAATTTCACCTCTCTCACCACTCCTATATCCTACATTCTCTTTAGGTTCTACTTTAGGCTCTAGTTTAGTGTCTTTAGCTTTAGTTTCTTTAGGTCTAGGCTCTTTTCTAATTTTAACAATAGATAATCTTTCTACAGGAATGTCAAGCTCGTACTCCATTTTCTTTGCCCATGCTATAGCATCATTAATACTTTCAAAAGAATATATTTCCCCTTCACCATATTTTTTTCCAGTAGCTTGTTGCCTCCAAAGTCTTCTATCGGGACTAGATGGTTTTATTCCTTCTTTTTTTATTGTTTCTCCCGCAAATGTAACATGATAAACTACCCCCTTCTCTGATTTATGCTTAGGAGATTCTTGCATTTTCACAACCCTTCTCCCATCTTTATATGTAGGAGAAGTTTTTGGAATTAACTCTTCAAGACTTACTACTTCTATAATATCTTCAGCAGGTATTTTCTGATTCTTATCTTTTGTTCTATACCATTTTCCTTCATTTGGTCCCATTGCACTTCTTTGAATTGGGGTGCCATCAACAATATCAATATCTTCTTCCCAAATACTATCTTTATCTTTCTTGGTTTCTTTAGGTTTAGTTACTTTAGTTTCTACTTTAGGTTTAGTAGGAACTTCCTCTAGTGGTTTTTCTACAGAAGGTGGTTTTGCAATAATGCCTTTATCTATTAACGAGATTTCTGCAAATGATGATAATGCGATTTGAGCTTCCTGTAAAGTTGGATATACCTCAGCATCTATAACTTTATTATTTTTATCAATAACTTGAACAACATGATTTTCGCCCACCTCTTCTATAGTTACTTCCTTGACCTTATCGGGATTAATAGCCTTCTTATGAGATTCTTTTTTAGATAAATCAAGAACTTTTGGTTCTACTGTAGGTTCTACTACAGGGTCTACCTTTGTTTCTTTCGCAGCTTTCTTTCCTTCTTTTAAAAGAGGAGGTTCTACAACTTCAAACTCAGCCCACTCCGCTACCTCTCTAATCAGTCTTTCTTTAGAGCTTTCAACTACATTTTTCATATTATCAGGAATGCCCCACTTTTTCATGAATTTTTCAGTAGACATCCCTCTAATAACAATATCATCAATCATTATATCCTGAAAATACTTGCTATGAAATTGCTTATCACTCCATTTATGTATAGTTAAGGACTTCCCGTTTATTTTATTTTGCTTATAAGTATTATATTTAGCCCTAGCAGGACTAATGAGAAATGGAGCTCCACCTAATAACGATTGTGTAGCAGCTCCTGCTACTGGGCTCCCTGTTACATCATAAACTTTATCTCCAATGAATTTTACCCCCTGCATGTAATATTCCCATGGCAATGTTATAATTCTGACACCTAAATCACCACTTTCTGTCCTTGGAATATATGTCATTTTTTCTTGTAATTCTGCAATCCATTCTTCTTGTAAATTTGGGTCTATCCCTTCTATAAGTCCAATATTAGCAAGAACTCTCTCAGTTCCACCTATAATACCAGAACTTCCCCATCCAATCATCCCAGTCCCTATAGATAATGGAATCTCCACTAGACCACCAATAGCATCTAAAAATGGGTCTGGTGAAGCTCCAGGAACATCTGCCACTTTCAATGATGTGGCCACTTCTTCTGTTGGAGATATTTTATCTAAAATGCTTCTATCAACTACTCCTTCAGACTTTATTAAATTGTCTGATTTTATTAAATCATCTGGAAGTTCAATAGGTTGGGATACTTCTTCTATTATACCATTCTTATTATTACTAACAAGCTCAATCTCTTTATTTAGCAAATCTTCTGCAGGAGTTTCTACTATATTATTATATTGATTTTCTTCGGTATCTAAAGGGATTTTTATTTTTTCAGAAAAAAAAGCAGAATCTCCCAATACATCTTCTCCATGTCTATCTACAAGAAGTTTTCGTATTTGCTCTGCATTTGCAGGATTTTGCATTTTATTCTTGAATTTTTCATAGTCCCCAAATTCTGAAGAGTATTGGGGATAAGCCTCATTCACTGTATCATAAATAAGCTTTAAATTAGTTTCACTCATTTTGTGTTATTTATTCTTTCCATTGAAATTCAGAATCTACTGGAGGAGGAGAGTCGGTATCTATTTCATATAAATATTTAAACTTTTCTTTAGCCTTTATATAAAAATCATAATCATCGCCCCTACCCTTAAAAACTAAATTCTGTAAAACCCATTTATAAGCTTGTGTGTCTTTTTCATCTTCAGTTAATGATTTATTTTTAGCAATTTTATCTCTTGCTGCTTTTATATCAGGACCATATCTATCAGAAGATATAAATTCGTTATATATATCAACGGGATTTCCAGCAATATCCACTCTAACTCCAAGTTTATCATTTATCTGTCTTTCTAAAACACCCATTCTTGTGAATTGCTTCTTATCTTTTTCTGACAAATCTCCAATTTTGTCTTCTTTTGGAGCAGAGGTACTTAAACTAACACTCCCAAGACCCCTGTCTTGTAAGTCTACAGCAACATTTATTGGAACAGTCACAGTTTTATTTGCAGGATATGTAGTCCCATCATCCAACTTAACATCTTTACTTGGAGTAAAATATACATGCTGTGATTTTTTAGTTTCAGCATCTTCTTTCTCATCTGCAAAAACAGGGTCATCTGTATAAAATTTAATAGCATCTTTATTTAATGGAGCCTTTTGCTCATATTCATTAAGATAAGAAGTCGTAATAGGAGTTAATTTTGCTTTTAATTTTTCCTTTTTATCAGGGTCTGTTTCTCTATCTATTTTAGATTTATAAGAATCTACTAAACTAAAAAAGCTTACATCGGCATCAGTAACTGGTCTATTTAATACAGGTCCATATTTCTCTTCAACCGCATCTATATCTTTTTGTTCTTGAGTAGGGTCTTTTATTGTTTTCTTCTTTGTTAAATATCCTTCAGACTTAAGTGCTTCACTTTCAGGTACAAAACGAGTTATCGTATCACCATCTTCATTTATTTCTGTGATTTTAACTACTTTTTCTTTTTGTGGCTTATAGTCATCTCTTCTTTTCTGTCGGTCTTTAAGGTAAGTATCAAGTACTCCTAAAACACCTTGGATATCCTGCTCTCTTCTTACTAATTGCTTTATATCATCACTTAATGCCATAATTGCTCCTAAACTCTATCCATATATTCTTCACCTAACATATCATATTGTGCTTCTAAGTCAGCCCATGTATTTCTCATAGATGCCTCTGTTCGTGCTCTTTCACCTGCTATTTGAAGGGCTAATGCTTCTTCTTTTTGTCTTCCTAGGCTCTTTATATCTTCAGTTTTCTTAGATGTTAAATCTTTTATGGTAGATATTTTCTTATCTACACTAGACATCTCAAGACCTGTTTTTGCTCCTACATCTTCTAAGGTTTCAATCTGACCTGCGGTATTTTCTACAAAGGTATCAAGAGCAGTACTTGTCTCTTTATCTATTATATCAGTTTGATATTCTTCTAAAGTATCAAAATATGTAGCAATTCCTCTAGTCTTAGCCCCTACTTTCTTTTTCTGGGACTTAACAAGATTTCTTTGCTTTTTTATTTTCTTATTATGTTTGTCAATTTCCCTATTTTGTTTTCGCCTTTTAGCTTGAGACCCAAAGAATCCTACAAGACCACCAATAATTGCACCAGGAACAGCTAAAGGACCTGGCAGCGTTGCTCCAGCAGCAGCTCCTTGAAAAGCACCACCCGCATCATCCCATGTAGCCATTATACAAGCCCCCTAAATAGTTCTTCATATTCATCATCTTCTACACCACCCATATTACTATATATATTATCTATTAAATCTAATTCTGATTGTACTGATTGTTTTTGATTGGAGTCTAAATTTTTATCTGCTAAATAATTTTGATTTGTTATTTTCCTTTCTTTTATCTCATCTAATGTAGGCATACCTAAAGTTTCAGATATATCTTGATTTTGGGGCTTTGCTTTTAACCAATTTTCAAGTTGTGTTTCTCCAAATCCTATAGATGGGTCTGGCTTCTCTTCTACAGGAGGTATCCATTCATCTATTGATGCATCATATCTTTGCCCTTGATTCCCCTTAAATTCATCTCTTTGTTTTTCTGTATAACTCGCTATCTTCTTTAATAACCCATCCTCTTTATCTTCTTTTTTTGGAGCACCTAGCTCAGAGCCTACTGTTTTAGTACTTCCTGCCTCAGAGCTTTCTTTAGGAATTATTGTAGATGGGTCTAATCCTTTTTCTATATAGGATTTCTGAATTTCAGGAGAACTGCCAATCCACTTTAATATCCCACCTTCAAACCCACCTTTCTTTGCCTCTTTAAATCCTCCAAGCTCTTTTCCTATACTAGACATAATAGATAATTTTGCTTCCCATGTTTTATTTATAGAATCAATTGCAAGGTTAGTTTCTTGGTGAGCTTTTTGCACATTATGGTCAACTTTAGCAAGCGTTCTTTTAATACCTGCAAACTTTGTGTCGGGATATAATGCAGTTAATGTTTTAGCGGATATTTTCATTACAATTTACTACCTCTATATAAATGTTATAATTTATTAATATTTTAAATAATTTCATAGTCTAAAAATATTAGATATTACTATCATTCTGACCCTAAATCTAGAGATATCCCTAAATCATCAGAATTTGCCCCTAAAATAACTAAATTTGAGCCACTTTTTGATAATGTAGCATTAACAGTAGATAATACATTATAGTTCGCTATAATCCAATCTAGCCACGCAGAAAGCGAAGTGTCAGATTCTATACTCAAATCTAATGTAAAATCTTTAATAGTTAAAGAAATGCTATCTCCTGAACTTATACCACTAATAGGACTAAAATCTAAAATAGCTTTACTTTTACTATCTTCAGTGGATAAAGTTATTGATATATCATTTACAGCTATCATTAAGAAGGTATCCACCACCATCTAAATAATTGATTGTCAGATGCATCAACCATTCTAGTACCTACTCCTGACCTAGTTGTAGCATTATAAGCAATAGTTAAATTTTTATTACTATTTCCATCTAAAGTAACTTCTGGACTTCTTACCCAATACCATTTACCAGTAATATTTGCAGATGTTCCTGACGATTCTGTATACATAAAAGAAGTAGAACCTGTTTGTGCTACTGATACAGTTGCACTTGCAAATGTGGTAGGACTTGCATCACCATCAGAATAAGTAACAGCAACTCCATCTGCAGGGCCTGTATAAGTTGAACCTGTGCCAGATGCTCTTGATATCCTAGCATTTGAAACGCCATTAACACAAGCAGCCCAAGATTGACTAGTTGCATTTATAATATCATAATAATTTTCATATCCTGCATTAACAGTATTTAATCCTGTCACAGTCGCATATTCCCAGTCCGTATAATCAGCTGCAACAGAAAAAGACCAGCCATGATTTAATACCACATC